ATCAAATTATCATACATATTCAATCACTAACATCATCGATAATAGAAACACTGGATCCCCTTCCAGCACGTAGAAAGGTACAATGATCCCTATCATACAATGTCATGCATAACCATTCAAAATAGCTATAACGTCTACCCGGCGGTAAAGGTGCATATGGATCAATCAACCCCTGATAACGCCTGCGAAAGGACTTATCCCATTCAAAAGAGAGATCAGGGAGCATAGGTTCTAAATGATCCAAGTACTGTTCGAGCCATTGACGTGCCTCACTATTCCCAGCCGCATCCATATAATGCCCACACGCACGCGCGTAAGACTCGAGAGGCGAGCCAGACATACTCCTCTCGGGATAAACCAACCTAAGGATGGTCTCCTTAAATGGACGGTAAGGCACTAACCCGGCGAATTCACGCCCATTCACCCTCTCACATAGCCATCTCCAGTACTTGCCCAGATACTGAACCCCTTGAAACTCTCCAGGGGTAACGTCGATGAGTCGGTCCGTCATAAACGACTTATCACCAAACCAATCGATACCAAATATGCTTCGCGCCTGCCCAGCAATAATCTCCAACCCCAACCCAGCACAGATACCCTTACCAGCTCCAAACTGATCGTCACCCAATGCATCAAACCACGTACTATACAGGACCTCCTCCCATAAAGACCGATCAAATAAACTTAATACACTGGCATAGCCAACGATCAACGTGCAGATCGATTGCATTAAAGTATTATGATTGTGCCCGGAGGTGGAACCGATAGATCGTTGAAAGACTAGACCGTTATCCAGGAATACCTTCGCATTGACAAGCCCATCATAAATGAAATTCCAATAAGCGTCAAATTCAATGGAATGCCCATCCTCATACTGATCCCGGAAAATCTCAATAGCGAGACGCACCAACCAACCGGGTAGACTGGCATCGTACTTACTCGCATCAAAACACCAGTAGCGTGAGTATTGACGGAACCTGTTGAGAAACTTCTCAGACCCCCCATGCCACCACGATGTACCCACGGAGATAGGGTAATCACCGCTACAGTAGCATTGGGTCAACGCTTGCTCAGTAATGCCATTCAATTTTAAATCGCGTTGGCTGGTCATCAAAATCAGTCGCCCAACAATTGGCTTATGTCCAGCCGCGGCCAGCTTAGCCTTGGTAGTTAACTTACCTCTCCCACCCATCCTAGTATAGTGTGTCTCAACCACTTCCCCAGACCTTAAAGCAATGTAGGCACTTTCAGCGTCCAACTGAGCGATATCATTGGACTCTGAACGGCAGGAAAAACCCATACGGGCATATTCAATACCGGGAAACTTACTACCGATAAAACGGACAGTTTCCAGTTCTCCAATGCTCGGGAAAGGCAACTTACCGGGTAAGGTAAGAAGGCCACTAACATGGGTGGCTGCAGTAACTATAACATCCATAAACTCAGCTGGCAACCCAGAGGGAACGCGGTTAAACAAATCCAAATGATTTAACTCAACAACTGAATTCGGCAACACCATACACCAATCACTAATATTGACCTCCGTATCTGGAACCGGCACCAATTGCAAGAACTGTACCACATTACGATCAGGCTCCGCCAATTTGATGGCGTTGTCAAGACTAGCATAAGGTAAGGTATTCCCTAGAAATCGGAGGTGACTAAACCGCTCAATAAAAGAAGAAATCACCTCCGGGCGATCTATTAACGTCTTCAACTTACGCCTTTTGTTTTGTCGCGCTGCATAACCACGATAGGGCATTCCGGATGATCGGCCAGTTGATGATGAAGACGGCTCATCATCGCTATCAACCAGACTGGAGGGCCACAATCGCTTCATGTTGACCAACACCCCGGTAAAACAAAAGGAGATTATCGCAGGCTGTGTTGCAATGGGTCCGTCCAAAGGTACGTTAACTGGTTGAATTGTAGGAGATGTATACTGACGTAGACTGAATTGAAAACGAATAAACAACTGTAAG